GCTTTGGTGTCGCCTACCGGTCAGGAATTGACCGCACAACAGCCGGTATTGATATGTAAAGACTGCGGGGAACTTTTGAAATGAGAAAAGGATATTACATTAATATTAATAATTTTAGATATTTTTCCAATAATCATGATCCAAGTGAGGCATTAACTGAAGCCATAATCGTCTTCAAGAAAAATAATAAAAAAATAGAGGAATTTGATTTTCAGACCATTTGGATGCACTGCGTAGGATACAATGACGAAGGGGATATTTCCATAACTAATCCCGAAAGGGACTTTTGAAATAGGAGAATCCATGACCACATTGCCGAATAAAGAACTGCTGCGTGTTGATGAAGTGGCGGATTATTTTTGTGTCGCCCGGTCAACGGTTTATTTATGGATTGAGCATGGCATTTTAGTTGCGGAAAAGTATCGCGGTGTTATTCGCGTTCCGCGTGAATCGGTTGAAACGTGCCGGTTAAAAAATAAACTTACACCTTTGGAATAACAAACTGTCCGATGCTTCCATATAGCACATTATTTTCCATCCGTTATTTCTAAAAATCTTAATCATAAGATATTCTGCAATCACAGAAGTTAAGTTTTTGCACTTACACTTATGTGAGACGAATTGAATTTACTAAACAGATTCAAACGGGCCATCGGTTACTTAAAGGCGTTGGGGTTAAACGACCCTAAGGCGTGGTCTTCGTCTATCTGGAATCTAGCGGGCACGTCCGTTGCCGGTGAAACCGTCACAGAAGAAACAGCCCTAACCAATTCAGCAGTTTACAACGCAGTCTCTCTTATCTCCGGTACAATCGGAGCTCTCCCGCTTCACCTCATGCAGAAAAAAGGCGACAAAAAACGAATCGCCGACGAAAGAACGGTTTATAGCGTTCTGCATGATTCCCCAAACCCCTTCATGACGGCAATGGCTTTCCGTGAGGCTATCATGGCCCACGTTCTTCTGTGGGGAAACGGCTATGCCGAAATCGTCCGCAATGGGTACGGTGAGGTTGTCGAGCTTTGGCCGATCACACCGAACCGCGTTTCTATCGGAATGGAAAGCGGGAAAGTATATTACACGATCAACATGGGCAACCAGCCGGACGTTGTTTTGCCGCGTGAAAAGGTTCTGCATATTCCCGGCCTCGGCTTTGACGGATTCCAGGGTTATTCAGTCGTGGCGATGGCCCGCAAGTCATTCGGCCTCGGCATGGCGATGGAATCTTACGGCGCGAAATACTACGAAAACGGGACGCATCCCGGCGTTATCGTTTCCCATCCCGGCACATTAAAAGACCCCGCTAAACTTCGGGAAGCCCTGACCTCGGCTTACTATGGCCTTGGACAATCCAACCGCCTTATGCTGTTGGAAGAGGCGATGAAAATTGAACGGGTGACAATCCCAAACACGGACGGGCAATATTTAGAAAGCCGTCAATTCGCCGTGACAGAGGTTGCCCGTTGGTTTAATCTGCCCCCGCATAAAATCAAAGACTTAACCAAATCATCTTTTAACAATATCGAATCGGAGCAGATTTCGTTCGTAACCGATTCTATCCTTCCGTGGCTGGTACGACTCGAACAGAACTACAACTTACAGATACTCGACAAGTATGACCGCGATCTGTCCGGGCGCGGGCGATACTACTTCAAACACAGCGTTGAAGGTTTATTGCGCGGGGATGCAGCCAGCCGTGCGGCGTTTTACACGGTGATGCTGGATCGTGGCGTTTTCTCAATCAATGAAGTGCGTGAACTGGAAGACAAAGACCCGGTTGAGGGCGGCAATATTCATCTCGTGCCGCTGAATATGACAAGTCTTGAATATGCCGGTAAGCCGCCCGTTGCTCCTGCACCGGCACCGCCGGAGAAAGGAACGGTACCAGACGATACACAAGGAGGGAAAAAACCATGAAGAAATGGTTTGAGATTATCGATAAGGCAGAGAGGGCGGAAGTTTGGATTTATGAAGAGATCGGCGAGGACTTCTGGTCGGGCGGCGGGATTACCGCAAAGGGATTCCAGAAGGAACTATCCGACATCAAAGCCTCACAAATCGACCTTCATATTAATTCTCCCGGCGGACTTGTCTTTGACGGAATAACGATTTTCAATTTACTTAAACAGCATCCGGCGAACGTGACCACTTACATTGACGGACTGGCGGCCTCTATTGCCTCAGTCATCGCGCTTGCTGGTGACAGGGTGATCATGGCCGAAAATGCCCTGTTCATGATCCATAAGGCATCCGGCATGGTGTACGGCAACTCCGACGATATGCGGGACTTTGCTGAAAAACTGGATAAAGTTAATTCCTCGATAGCCACGACCTACATATCCAAAACCAAAAAAGACGAAAAGGAAATCGACAATCTGATGAGCGCCGAAACGTGGTTGACGGCCGACGAAGCCCTCGAAATGGGTTTTGTCGATGAAGTGGCCGGTGAAATCGACATGGCCGCCTGCGCAAAGTTCATCCCCATTATGGCGAAGGCGGGATTCAAGCATATCCCGAAAGATATAGCAGATAAGAAAAGTGTACCAACGGCCAGGGAAGCGGAAAAAGCCTTACGGGACGTGGGCTTTAACCAAAAACAGGCCAAAGCAATTCTCTCGGAAGGATTGAAGGACAGTCAGCGGGACGTTGACCAGCCTTTATCCGATCCACCTCCGGTAACTCAACGGGACGTTGAACAACCGGAAATTATGCAGGGCGGGTTATCCGACTTGACCGCGACATATTCTAAAAAATTATTGAGCAAAAAAGGAGATTAAAAAAATGAAGACAGTCCCTCAGTATAGGAAGGAAATAAAAGACGCTATGGATCTCGTTTCGGCCATCACCGCAAAAGCGGCAACCGAAAACCGCGATCTGACGGTTGATGAAGTCAGTGGAATCAACGAAATCAACGCAAAAATTAAACAGACCCAGGACATGGTTTCGGCATTGGAAGACAGTGAAATTCTGAACGCAGCCATGAATGCGCCCGCAGCGCCCGTTACCGTGGAACGCAGACCGGCATTGTCGGCAGTGCAGGCGGACAAAGAGAAATTTAAAACCATTGGCGAGCAGTTGTTTGCAGTCGTCCGGGCGGCACAACCCGGCGGCCATGCTGATCCGCGTCTGTTCAATGCTGCAACCGGCCTCAATGAATCCACGCCATCCCAGGGCGGATTTCTGGTTCAGCAGGATTTCAGCAACGAGTTATTGCAACAGGTCTATCAGACCGGCGTTCTGGCTCCCCGTTGCCGCAGAATGCAGATTTCAAGCAATTCCAACAGTATTAAAATTAACGGCGTAGATGAGACTTCCCGTGCATCAACTCGTTTCGGCGGTGTGGTTGGATACTGGAAAGACGAAGCGGCCCTCAAGACAGCCAGCAAGCCGAAATTCCGGCAGATTGAATTGAACCTCAAGAAGCTGATCGGCCTTTGCTACGCGACCGATGAACTCTTACAGGATGCGGCGGCGCTCGAATCTTTCATCCGCAAGGCATTCCCGGCAGAGTTCGGATTCCTTTTGGATGACGCCATCATCAACGGAACTGGCGCAGGGCAGCCCCTCGGCATTTTAAATGCCGGTTGTCTTGTTTCAGTTACGAAAGAAGGCGGACAGAAAGCGGATACTTTGGTCTGGGAAAACGTGGTCAAAATGTATTCCCGCTTATTCGCGCAGTCCCGGAATAACGCCGTATGGCTTATCAATCAGAACGTGGAACCGCAACTCATGCAGATGAGCATGGCAGTCGGCACGGGCGGCGTACCGGTTTATTTGCCCGCTGGCGGCGCGACGGCTGCACCTTATGCAACCCTGTTTGGGCGTCCGGTTATTGCCATTGAACAGTGCCAGACATTGGGCGACAAGGGCGATATTATTTTCGCAGACCTCGGTGGATATATCCTCGCAGAAAAGGGCGGAATTCAGGCTGACATGAGCATTCACGTTCAGTTCGTTTATGACGAATCGGTCTTCCGTTTTGTTATGCGTGTGGATGGTCAACCCGAAAGAGCATCAGCACTGACCCCCTATAAGGGCAGTGATTCCCTGAGTCATTTTGTCACGCTGGATGCGAGAGCCTAACCCATAACCGGGGAGGGCTTACCTCCCCATTTTCAAGAAGGAGGATTAACATGAGTGGATTCAATTTAGCAGAAGCGGGGCATCTGGTTCAGCTTTGGGAGCCAGCCAATCATACAGCGGCGGAAAGCACGAAAGTCATCAGCATGGAAAATTACAGTCATCTGACTGCAATTATCAGCTACGGTGCGACACCGGCTGCCGATGGCCTGATCCTGGTCGAGTCCTGCGACAACCTGACCCCCTCGGTACACACGGAAATCGTATTCGATTATTATGAGTGCATCGTTGATTTTGAGGGTGCGCTTGGCGACGTAATGAGCACGAAGAAATCAGCGGCTGTCACCGGCATGGTGCCGACGGCAGTTGCAAATATTATGTACATCATTGAATTGGAAGCGACGCAGTTGACAAGCGGCCATGTCGGATTCAGATTCCGTCAGGCAGACCCCACGGGTGATTCGATCATGTCTGCCGTCGCCATCCTGAGTGGTGCCCGCTATAAGTCACCGGCAACACCGACTGTTATCGCGTAACATTAACCAGGGGCGGGAGAAATCCCGCCTCATAATAAGGTCGGTCTGGAAAGATGACTGAGCCTTCCGAGGAGGAAAATTAAATGGCAAATTACAACCCCAGTACAATAGCAAGAATCGGTGATTTAGTAAACGGTATCAGGGTAGATACGTCCGCCCTCGCCGCCGCAACGTATATGCTCACAGGCCCGACGCAGACTGAAATTTTTGACGTGTATGGACGCATTAAGATTCACGAATTATTTGGAGAAGTGGCAGTAGCCGCCTTTTCCAATCATGCCTGTGTGTTATATTATACCTACACATCAACATCTCCGGTGATAGCAGTGGCCGCATTATCCGCCGCAAGCGCATCAGTTGCACAGTTAGTAGTAGGCGAAAGAATTGCGTGGATAGGTGGTGCCGTTGCGACAGCAACAGTTCTCACGGCAACACCGGGCATTACGGATGTTGCCCGTATCCCGCAGATTGTCGGCGTAGATGCGGGAGTGGGTACGATTGGAATCAATACGGCAACTGCCAGCATTACCGGAACGGCAACCGTGAAATTCTCGATTTTCTATACCCCGATGTCTGATGGAGCTTATGTAACAGCGAAACTGTAACAATACTAAGGCGGGGTGCAATTCCCCGCCGCTTCCAAATATTAGGAGGAAGTTATGTCGTATATTCTAGAAACAACAATCAAAAGATTTATAGGACTATCAACGGATACAAAGCCAACGGGTGTTCAGCCTGGTTCTTATTACTGGTGTTACGATACCGGGACGCTGTTAAAAACATATGATGGCGATAACTGGATGGCTTACAGCGTGAACAGCGTTGTTCAGCCGGGAACGGTTGACCTTCATAA